CCAACTGTTTGTGTAATACCGCTCGAATTTTAGTTGACGATTCTCTCAGCACGTCTTTTTCTTCGTCTCCTATCGATGCACTATCAATATATTTGTCTAATTTTGCCAGTCGATTTATTTTATATTCCAAATCTACTATTTCTGAGTTTTCTGCATCTCGTAATACCGCAGTCATAATTTGAAAAGCTTTGGATGAAAATTTCTCTTTAACAAGTTTTTGTTGTCCGGCAAGATCATCAGACATCCCATAAAACAATTTTTCTGAATTAGACAAATTAGCTTGAATTTCTTGATTTAATAGATCGTCTAATGGCATTCTTACCTTTCCCCTTTCCATTTATCATCTAACGTAGCAAAACCGACAAACGCCCCAACAACCGAACCCATAATGATATAAAACCAGGTGATAATTGTGTCTAACGCTTTAACTCTTTCCACCTCTATCTCAAATAAGCACCAATAGGTTACAAGCATCACGGCAGCAAGTGATATGTATGCCATTCTACGTCGATGTTTCCAACGTTCATCATCAAGAATCGTGCTTTTTTTAGCGTATGTCTTAATGTCTTTTAAAGTGATGTCTTGTATTTCTTGATCCATATGATTTATTTATTCTGGTTTTGTTTCATTATTTGTTCTTGCTCTTTTAAATATCCAACTAACATCATAACGTATAATTCCAATTCATACGGAATCATGTTTTCAATTTCAGTTAAACTATACTTGTGATGCTGAACCAAGGAAAACGTCGTTTGATAATAGTTTTCCAAAGAATTGTGGCCCAGCGTTAGCCGAAAAAACTTTCCAGCCCCTCCAGATCATAAGTCTGGTGAAAACTACATATTTCACATTTAACATCAAGTTTTTGCGATAATTTAGGCATAGTAACAAAAAAATGTTCTAGTTTTGCAAACTGTTCAGACCTCAAACTTTCGAGAAATTCAATCCCTTTCTCAAACGAAACTTCCGACGCTTTACTAATTGTTTCGTCCTCAAATATACAATCGACACAATCCCAAATCACTTTAAATAAGGTATCTAAATTTCTGCTAGTTTTTGCTCCCTCCAACGACTCTAACATTTTAGTGTTAGGATATTTCATAATAACCCCGATAGTGTCAGTCAATTTAATTGTTTTACTGTGACCTTCTTTCGATTGAATTTTTGCTTCTTTAAGATTTATTTCTACAACTCGTGGCTTGCTACATTCCGGGCAATCAGTATTTTCTCTAGCCAGAAATTTTATTTTGGCAATTTCGCCAATAGAACAAATTCGCAGTTGAAGTAAAATATATTCTAAATCATACAACTCCAATTTGTTTAAATCAAAGCCTGGAGTTATTACGCAGTTGTTTACTATTTGTTTAGTTGCTTTAGCAATGTCGGCCGCTTCTCCGGATTGCAATGCCATAAGAAGAATTTTTTCTTCTTTAACTAAAAAAGGCCGTATTTCTATAATTTCTTGAGTAGAAGGTACCGCAATCTCAGAGGTCGGGGTTTCTATTTTTGGCAATGGCATAATATATCTCCAATTGTAATCACTTATTATATATGCATGTTATTTTGTAGTAAGAAATGGTGCGTCTTTTGGTCCCGTTGTGCCTGCAAGTAATTGCGTGGCAGCACTAATAGCTAACGGAACAAAACTACTTAAATCTGGTACGCCTGGCGTCAATCCGCCAGGTAGAATAGGCGAAACAAACGAATCGGCGCCACATATCCATTTTCTGTAAGCAAATTGTACAGAAAGTTGCAAATAATCTTCTGATGCATAACTCAATGGTTGTGCGGCAATAGAAACCGGAAAACATTCTTGTAGCATCCACACAGACAGTGCATTAGCAGTACTAACTTGGCCAGGGCCCAAACTATCATTCAATTTAACTACAACAATGGTGCCCACGTATTCATCAAAAAAATGCATATAATTATTGTGTGGATTGTGGATAAAATTTGTCCACACGTCAAAAAACGTTCTTTCAACCATCGATTTAGAACATATAAAACCTATATTGAAATCATCGTACATCGTACCATATGGCATTTTCATTGTTGTGCCGTACATAGTAAAAGGGGTAGTAGCAATTTGTTTTCCAGGAATTGAACACGATTCCGCCATCAATGTTGCTTGTAGTGCTCCGCCAATTGTCAAAACACTCCCCATTGGGCCAAGTGCTCCGCCAGCTAACATTCCTTGCGGTGGTGTAATAAAACAGACATAATGACAGGGCCGCGCCGGTTCACCCAAAAAATTCATAGATGCTTTCATAACGTTCGGTGAGAATACCATTTAATATTTACTCCTTGAATCTTCCCATACGTTTTTTGTTGTTTCTTTTTGAAAATTTTCTGTAGGCAAAAACAATGCCATATCCCACTCGGACGGGTCTACAAAAACGAAAAAATTTCCTATGTTAGAATATCGATATCTTTTAATGCAAGCTTTATAATATCTAAGACTGCTATATTCTGTTAATGTAGGATAAGTCACATTAATTTTTAAACCATTAGTTGCACTATCCTTAACAATAAATTCATACAATTTATCCATGAACAGTGCTCTATCTATCGGCCGAAGATAATGCATATTAAGACCGAGGAAACCTCCTGGAACTTCCGATAAAACTAACACCAGCGGAAAGATGTCGTAGTATGGCAACGTTTTAGCGTATTTTGGCATGTAGACAAAAGAATAAATTGATCCGGGATGAATACCAGTTACTGTTTTGTTAGTTTTTGAATCGGCTTTCTGATCAATAAGTAATTTATTTGGGTATACAGAATTGATTTTTTTTCTGTACCATTCAAGAGACGCCTTGGCTCTGGATTTAAAGGCCAAAGCGGCATTTTTTCCTTGAGTTAATTTTTTTAATATGGTGGTGTAAATAGACATGTATTTATTTAGTCGGTTCCGAATCGACTCCGAAAAGTCTAATACCCAAAGCTTTTAAGGTCTCTTCCGTCCAAATTTTAAAAGTTGCATTATTTTTATTAGCTAGAATATCTGCGGCCTCCCATTTGGCTTTGTTTTTGCCGTATGACATAACCTCTTTAATATATCGTCTAGTTCGTCGCTTTGGAATTTTTGGCGGCATCGTGTATTTTTTTGGCTTAACTTCTATCCACAGAATTTTACCAGTATCTAGCTCGATTTGAAAATCCACAAAATAGCGGTGATACCTCCCATCAGTCGGACATAAATAAGGTATAATGAGTTCCTCTGACGACCAGGCAATAATTTTAGGATTTGAATCACACCATAACATCACCGATAATTCCCAGGATGAGCGATATACAATTCCAGTGTGATCGCCAGAATATTTTTGTGGATTCTTTGGTTTAAAATTACCTTTATACATAAGCAACAAACAAATATGTCAGCATTTCTAAATTTTTTAGGTCGAGTAAAACCTTCTGAGTTAAAAATTAACGCTAATACACAAGCCTCTCAAGGCGGCACTTCTGCAATATTTCCATCAGATTTATTTACGGCAGGAAATGATGCTTATATCCTTTTTATCAAAAGAGACTCCACTAACATTGGTGAGGTATCAAAAGACAACGAAGCACCACAACGTATGGCATTATATATGCCCGCACAAATAACAGTAAATTATGGTAGTACCTGGGAAGAAATTCAAATGACTGTTTATCAAACCATGGATATGGCTCTAGAATTGGGAAATATTGGGTCGGATGCAATAAATTTACAAGCAAGCGCGTTGCTTAAAAGCGGCACGCTATTAGCTAGAGGCGCGGCAAACCTGCTTGATGTGGTAGCGAGCGGATCAAACTTTGGTCAGCAATTAGAACAAGTGCAAAAGAAAACCAGAAATCCACACATGGCGTTATTGTTCAAAGGAGTAAACTTCAGAGAGTTTCAATTTGATTTTCAAATGATGGCACGCAACCTTGGCGAAACCGAATCAATACAACAAATTATAAAATCCTTTAAAGCAGGTATGCATCCTGCGGTTGAAGAGGGTTCGGGTAAATATTGGTTGTATCCCGACAGTTTTGATATTTTTCTGGCTACTGGTGTAGGAGCAGCGGATGGAGTAAACTCAAAATATCTGTTTCAGATTAGTACTGCCGCATTAACATCTATGTCAGTTAATTATGCCGGTTCGGGAATACCAAGTTTTTTTCACACCAATGGTGCCCCAGTCGACATTAGAATGACTTTACAATTTAAAGAACTCGGTGTTCTTACCAGAGAAAAAGTTCACAAAGGATATTAATGAAACATTTTGAATTTTTTCCTAAAATTGAATATCGAAATGAAGAAAGTATAAACATCATGGTGCGCGGTAAAATTCGTGATGCAATACTAGAAAATTCCGCGATATATTACAAGTATACGGTAACTGACACCGACCGGCCGGACATATTGGCTACAAAATATTATGGTAATCCTAATTACACATGGGTTATTTTTTATGCAAACAATATATTTGATCC